GAATAAAAGACACAAAAATGCCCTCTGAAAAACTTACCGTTTCTCAGAGGGCATTTTCATGTCTCTCTTTATGAATAATCGTCTGATAGTATCAAAGCAGTATCAGAGCACCTTTTGGTTCTCAAAATATCGCATTGTATCAATACTTTTCAGGTTTTGCAGATTACTCGAGCTCGATTCCGGAAAGTTGGTTTTTGGTTATATCAAGTCCATTTTCCCGGCTTCGGCGTGCAAAAATTGCACTATTTCCATTGTGTGTTTTTGAGTGCACGATAGATTGCTGTCAATTTGATGTCATAAGGATTTAGCTATCTATCAAATGATTTGTTCATGTGTTAGATACATTATTATAATACACCCATTTACAGGGAAGGTCAATGGCATAGAAAAAGGGGGCAGCTTTACGCTGTCCCCTTTTTCACTCGCCGTCTTTCCTTTGGTCTGCCACAGGCTTCTCAAAGCCAGTTCGGTTTCGCACCCGCGGTTCAGGATTTGGCTCCCGAACCAATATCTCAGTTGGGCTACAGTCTAGTGCTTCGCAAATGAGGTCCAAGTGATTCAGATTCATTCGTTCGGCGATTTCGTTGTAGTAATCGCTGATCGTAGTGGGGCGAATACCCGTGGCGCGTGCCAGATCTGCTTGCGTCCATTTCAGCTCGCCTAGCCTCTTGGACAGTAAAATTCTAATCATATTCTCGCTCGCTCCTTACAATAAAAGATAACTTTTTCCACTGGAAAAGTCAGGAAAATGTTAGATTATCACGAATCTTGTTATTTTTTATCGTAAAAAAGCAAAAAAACACCCCCGTTACCCACTTCGACTTATAGTCTGATGGGTAACGGGGGTGTAATCATTTGCTCCGAGTATTCAGGTCGGCAAGCTGGCGTTGGTCGGATTCCCTATATCGCTCATCCACACCTTCCAGATGTGCAAGACTTCTTTTCAGTTCTCCATTCCAATAAATCTGACCCGTTTCGGTCTCCATTCGCTCAATGCCGGCACAAATGCAGGATAGCAGGTCAAATGTAGCCTTTCGGCTGTCCATCTGCAAAATATACCGTTCTCGGCGCTGCTCATCGTTCTTTTCGCGTTTCTTTGCGGCACGATCAGCAGCTCCCTTGATAAGGATTTGATTCACAGCAAAACTAATCGCTCCACCCAGAAGTGTTCCAAGAAAAGCAACTACCGCTAAAAGCCACGCCGGAACGGCGACAGTGACTGTTTCAGCTGTCCCTGCAAGCACCTACATCCTCCTTTCAGTCCTCCGGCTGTGTCAGCAATTCGATCCATCTCGTTACAGGAAGACGATCCAAGAGCCAATCCACAAGCCGCTTAAGCATTCTTCAGCACCTCCAGCCCAGACTTTGCAGCGTTAAACGATGTCTGGACTGCTTTGCGAATTAAGTCGTCCGTCACAAGGAAGCGAATCGGTGCAGGCACCTTTTCGCGCAGCCAAGACACAACAACCGCAAGGCGCGCCTCGCCCAGTTTGGTACCAACGAACTCCTTCTCCGCTTTGGAGATAGCATCGATTGCCCACTCGATCAGAAGCGCCTTATAGCCGAAGCGAATCGCCACGACGGACAGAACTGCCATAATCAGAATCACGATACAGGCGGTAACAATATTCATAACGCTCATAGATTATAACCCCTTTCTCTCAAAGCTGCTTAGCGAGAGCCACCTTTGTCTTTGCTCCAGCAATGCCATCAGCCGTCAGACCGTGAGCACTCTGGAACTCCTTGACTGTTTTTTCGGTATTCGCCCCGAAGATACCGTCCTTGTCGATTCCCAGTGCACCCTGCAGCACCGAATTGTACAAGCGCTGCGGGAAGCCGCTGGTGGACTTTTTCAGGTTGCTGGGTCCGAAAAGTTCTGCGGCCCAGTTGGACGTGTATGCAGTAGAGCCTGCCACATTCGGGATGCCTGCGTACTGATGCACCGATACATACCCAGTAGAAATATCGTTGATGCGAATTTCCCAATGCAGGTGACTTCCGGTGCTGTGGCCGGTGCTGCCCTCAACACCAATCAGATCTCCCGGTTTCAACTTCTGCCCGACGGCCACGTTGATTTTGGACAGATGCCCAAAATACATATAGTAGGCAGTGCTGCCGATACGAACCACAACACGCTGGCCAAAACCTTTCTTCGGAAGCGTTGCACACTCCCATCCAGCACGAATAACCGTACCGTAAACCGGGCAATAGATGCTTTTGTCTCCAATGCCCACGAGATCATATCCTTGGTGATATGTACCGTTTGCTCGCAGGTTTCGGTATGCCTGCGACACTCTGAAAGTGCCCTTATACGGAGAAATCAAAAAAATCCACCTCTATTCCAAACAAAAAAGCCGCGCTGACCATCAGCACGGCTTCTCTCAACACTTTATAGCATCGTATTCGGCTTGCAGGATTGCTCTCTGCTCACCATAATTTTCAGGCTCTTCTCCTGTTTCAGCTGAAATGTCCTCCCAGCAATCCAGAAGATGAACCGCCGATGCTAACAGAACTTCGAGCTTTTGTTCTCGGCTCAAATAAAAGCACCTTCCATCAGGATTCCTTCGGTCGCGGACCGCAGATACGCAAGGCCTGCGCCTTGGTCAACTCGCCCTCGTCAACCTTTTCCCACACGCCTGCAGCGGTGATCTTCTTCATGCGGTACATAGTGCGATAAAACTGTTCCTTGCCCATTACAGCTCACCTCCCATAAACAGAGTTTCCAGCACGCTCACACGCTCTTCCAGAGAGGGCGCAGCTTCATCAGCGGTCGTCCATGCTTCTGCATAGACCCACCAATCATCAGCCGCCGCCGTGATGCTTTCCACGGTTTCCTCTGCGTAATCGGAGCCCAACTTGCAAAGAGCCGTGGTGCACTCCCACGAAGTACCGCCCTGCTCTCCTTCGGGAGCCTCGGTTCGTACCTCATGAGCGTCCTTACGCAGGTACAGCCAAGCCGTACCGTCCGGCAGTTTTTCCAGCGTTACCGCCTGCGGATTATGGTCAAGGTTCTCGGTAAAAATCATGCTGCTATCCTCACTTTCTTCATTGCATTTCTTTGTGTCGTTACGCGGATTGCTACTTTTGCGGCCGTGAACAGCTTTTTCTGTTTTAGGGCTTCGCTGATTGCACGAGATTTTGTCCAGTCAAAATAGCCGTTATAGCTGACCAGCTTGTATGACCGCCAGACCGGCACATATCCATTTCGTGAAACATCAGCCTTGGCTCGAATGTACTGCCGCCGAGCCCTCAGAAAAATTCTGGGGCGTATCGTGGTGTAGGTACGGTGCATCACATAGCCAGCCATATCCAAACCCGGGCATCCTTTTGCCGCTCCCGTTAGGTGTCTGCGTTGATGCTCTTCAGCGGCGCTAAGGAAGTCCACACGAACCCACTCGTTTTTTATTGTCAATCCCAGTTCGGTCAGCGCCCACTTAGTCAATTTTCGGGCTGCACTCTGTATGTCAGCCCATCGTCGGCCAAACAAAACAAGGTCATCCATATAGCTACCGCTGCGGATCACGAATCGCGTGGATGCTCCACGGCGAATCTTTGCATAACTCATGACCTTGACCAGCATATAGCTGGCAACAAGGTTAAAAAGCCACGCTTCAAGATAGCCGCCGATAAGCAGTCCCTCACCCGGAGCCATTGCTAAAAGACATTTGACAACAGCCAGAAGCCATGTTGCTCCCGGGATTTCTTTCTGCAGGATCTTCATCACAAGTTCCTGTTTTGTGTGGGCGTATGCCCCCTGCACATCCAGCTTTATTGCATACTGTATGCCAAGACTTTTTCTGCGAAGCCAACGCTCGACTTGACGCTTCAAAGCGATTTGTCCCTTGCCGGGAATACTGGCAAATTGATACGGCAACAGTTTTGCCTGAAGCAACGGGCGAAGTCCAAGTACCGCCAAATGCCCAAAAGCTTGGTGCATTGGACAGCAGTTAGACAGTTCCCGCCGTTTCATGCTGATTCCATCAATTCTGTAGAACACGCTCACAGGGTCAAGATCAAGGTCGTCTGTTTCTCCGTCCAACAAATCTTCTATCCGTTGCTCCATTTCAAGAGCAATCCCATTTACGGCTTCTAAACGCGGGTTCCAGTCGTTTACGCGGGCGGCGCTCGATAGTTGTGCACGGCTTACACCTCCATATTTTTCCACCGTAGCGAGGTAATCCCGGCGGAACCATTTCTTATCAAAAGCTTCAAGGACAGCACGCTCACACATTTCATGGTTGAGCGACAAGTACCTCTTTGTTTTCATATCCTTAAAGCCTCCAAACTTGCTGATGTTCAACGGATTTCGGTTGCCGCTTCTGGCCTTAAATCAGGCAAAACGGATTTCTACTACTCACCGCCACGCAGTCCCAAAAAACTGCGGCCACGCTCTCACCAATGCGCCCGTATATCTCGAAACGCTCAGCTGCATGGTGTCGGTATAACATGATCTTAGTGGTCAAGCCACAGGCGCAATGAAACGCTTATGCCCTTTTGAGGGCTATTTATCATCAGCATTCCGGGGCACGCCGTTCCAGTTCGAGTTCGCCGGGGAATTGTTGCCATTCGCGCAAGGCAGGCCGCAGTTAGCACCGTCATCAAGGTTGCCACCGCGCCACGGGGCGTACAGGCCAGCCGAACTGGGCGAATTAAACGCAGCCACACGCCGCTTCATTGCTCCATAAAATAATCGGCTTGCGCCGATGGTAAACCATCGGCGCAAGCGGGGAATCGTAAACGGGGATTAGGGGGTTACACCCCCTCTATGTGCCTACGGCACATATTCACCCTCTCTTTTTGCCCGAGCCAGCAAGCCGGGGCACGCCGGCCCAGAACGAGAACGCCGGGGAAGAGTTGCCATGCGCGCAAGGCAGGCCGCAGGAAGCACCGCCATCAAGGGCGCCACCGCGCCACGGGGCGAACAGGCCAGCCGAACTGGGCGAACTAAACGCAGCCCGTACATAGGTGGAGCCGGAGCCACCGAACTTTTCATACATCATAGCTTCGGTGCCCAGTTTTCCCAGCTTGCGGATGTAGTGCCACGTCCAGTTTGCCTTGTCGTTCAGGTCGAAGGAACCGACCTGCTCGTAGTCGCTGGAAATGGAGCCGACCTGCTTCTCACCGCTGCGGCAGGCGAACACATCGTAGTGCCAGTGGTCATCGTCCACGATGCTGGCTTTCCACAGAGGGTCAAGCTGTTCCGTATAAGCGCCAATCTGCATCTCGATGCCGGCCACACGGTACGGATATTTGCCGTTTGTCAGGTTGCCCCGGCATCCATCGCTGTGACCCTGCACGCCCTCAGTTGTGCCAGACTTCCACGGCATGGTAGATACCATCATGGTGGTCGTGGTATCAATGGGAGTGTCGATCAGCAGATTCAGCGCCGTATATTCCGTATCGTTCACGGTCACATTGGTAATGCTGGAAATCTCAGCCCACGAAAGGATATCGTGGTTGTATGCCGCATTACGGTCATTGTTGGTATTTGCGCCGCGCTCGCCAAGGCATACAGCGGAGCCGACAAGGAAATTTGCGCCCTGTGCCTTTGTCACCAGCACGCGCTTTACGCCGGTTTCTGCCGCCGCCAGTGTGTACTGATAATTATAGTTAGTGCAACCCTCCAGCTTGCCGCTGTTGCTCATCGTCCAATGCCGGATGCGCCACTGAGCAAGAACATACTGCTGGTCACAGTCCGTCCACAGTGCGTCATAAGCGGTAATCTTGCGAGCCATAGGAACAGCCGAATTGGCACTTGTCCACGGCATCGGAGGCAGGCCAAAGCCGCTTGTCATGCCGCCTTTGGAATTTTTTCCACCAAAGCACGCCGGGTGCCATGTCAGCCAGCGGCGGCTCTTATCAGGGGCCACATCGCCAGCCATAGGATCATAGCCGCCGCCCTCGAAGGTGCGGAAAGAGTTATACAGGTATGCCCTATCCTCCCACTCTTTGAGGGTCAGGGACAGTGCAAAGCAGTAGACAGGGGCCGTTTCGCCAGACAGGTCAAAACCGGTTTCTCCCTCAACCGCCAGCACGTTCATGGTGCCGTCTTCCAAGGACAGCGCATTGGCGCGAATATACCATGTGAAAGGATCCTCTTCAGACCAGTCTGCGGTTTCCGGGCTGGTGTCAGTCAGAAGCGGAGCCGCTTCACGCCCGTCTGCCAGATCATCCAGCGGGGTGCCGGTATAATCACCACTCACATCATCACTGTAGAAGCGAACGGTGTAGGTTTTGCTGCGAGCGCTCTCTGCGAGCATTTTCGCAAAGCGTTCCAGACGCTGATACTTCGTCACGCCATCACCGGCAGACAGCGGCCACCAGCTCCAGAAGATTTCTGTGGTATTTTTGCCATCCAGCAGACCGCGGAATGTTGCATCCACGAATTCTGCGCCGGCAGTACCGGCAGCAATGCCTGCCAAAATGTCATTTTGGCGTTTCATCTGAGCGGCCAGTTCCAGACCGGCTTCATCGCTCATAGGATGATTGATAAGTTCCCATGTGTCACCCATTTCTTATACCCCCTTTTAGGTGCTTTTCTTGATGAAAAACGACAACCGGCCGCTCTCGTCCGGGCCAAGTGCATAGCTTGCAGAAGCAGCGCTTGCCGCAGCCTGCTGGGCCGCAGCTGTCGTCTTGTTCAGCAGATCCTTCGATGTCTCGGCAGCGGCCTTGCTGGTCTCTGCACTATCTTTCGCCGCATCCGCAACAGCTTTTGTCTGACTATACAGTTCATCCAATTTTGCTGCTGATTTCCTGCGAGCGATTGCGTAGGTCAAAATATCAATCATACGCCACCATCCTTACATCGGGTAGAACTTCCCGGTAGAATCGGCTATGTAGATATTGCCTGTGTGGATAACCAGTGCTTGCGCCCCCATCGGTGCAGATTTGATATTCTGCAGGTCTGCTTCATCGTCGCAGTAGTACACCGTGGCCGGCTGGGCTGCGGTGCCATACTGCTGCATAACTTTGAACATAGAAACTCCTTTCCAGATTATAGCCATGCAACATCTGTAAATCTGATTTTTGTTAGAAAATCACGGAATCCGTGATTTTAACTGCTCCTGCGGACAAAAAAGGAGAAACGGCCATCGGCATCCGGTCCGAATGCAAAATTGATAGATGCCGCCGATCCAGCCACCTGATTGGCAATGTCCGCTGTCCGGTTCATGTAGTTCAGCGCATTTCCTTCGGACGTTCGAGCGTCTGCCGCGCTATCCCTCGATGCACGCTCGCTTGCCGCCGCAGAAGACGCATTTTCCGTGGAGATTCTTTCGGACTTACTGGCCGCGATTGCGCTGGCATTCGCGGCAGATGCACTCTGCGCTGCGGCCTGCTCTGAAGCGCTGGTATTGGCTACCAGCCGCTTGATTTCTTCGACGTTTTTCAGAATTGCATCTGCCACATCATCGCGGATCGCGTAGAGCAACCGCCATTCATCAGCTCCATCCAAAACGTACTGCGCTGCCATTTCGATGCAGTATGCCTGACTAGCCGGCTTTGCGAATTTCTTGACCTTGTACGATGAACCTGTGCTTTTGCTCGTAGGCAGTCCTTTGACATCTTCCATCGTGTCCACATAGAATGAGTACCACGCTTCGGTCTCAGTTTCCAGCAGGGTACTTGCAATCAGAATCGCCATATATTCTCCTTTCAGCTGATTCCGTTTTCATCAGCGAATTTCAGAAGGGCTGCTCTTTCGATTTTAAGAAACTCTTCATAGTCGGCAGCGGGAAGTATCTCGAGAGCATCATCTTTTGGCAGTTCGGCCTTGATAGGAAGGCAATCCCCTATTTCGATGTACCGTCGATTGTGATAGTATGCACTTGCGAGCACACGGGCTTTATGAGCCCAGCAGATGCCTGTAAAACGTTTATTGGCCGTGCCGTACATCTCGTAGTTCAAACCAGAACACCAGCCACAGCCGGCAGATACGGGGCAGTCAATACACTTCAGTTCAGACTGCGATGTAAGGGTGATTGCATCAAGTTCAGCTTTTGTCTGACGTTGGGCATCCGTGGTATACAGACCGTCATAGACGCTGCCGAAGCGAACTTTCTTCGATTTTTCCTCGCCAATACTGATAGGTGCATACCGGATGCAGGGGTACGCAGATCCATCAGGAGCGAATGACATCATCGCTCCCGTTCCGCCGCAAAAATTGGTGTCGCTTGTGGTTTTACCACCGAGGATGCTATCTAACATGGTGATAGAAACGTCAAGCTGCTTGGAAACGATGTAGTCAGAAACAGTCTTCATCTGCTCGTAAAGCAGCTTTCCGTCCTCTGGCGTATAGACTGGCTCGTATGCGTAGTTGCACGCAATATCGGTGCATCCCTCGTCCAGCATCATTTTGATGCTGTCTGCGATATACCGGAAAGATCCCGGCACAAAGGTCATCTTTGAGTTCAGCCAGCCAAATCTGTGCTTTGCGTCCTGAAACGCGCTCCATGCCAGAGAAAAACTACCGACTCCGTGCTCGTCCACTCTGTACTTATCGTGCAGTTCTTGAACGCCATCAATGCTGATGGTCACAGACATCATTTCGTGGTACTTGTCAAAAAGGTGCCGCGCTTCAGGGCTGAACCAGAGCTTTCCATTCGTAGCAAAGGATATTCTGGTAAATGGCGCCAGAGGAATTTTGCGCCGCCAGCATTCCGCAAACCAATAATCACAGATTTTTTCAATCAAGGACGCTTCCAGCAGGGGTTCACCGCCGATGAAATCAAGGACAACAGCTCTGGTGTTGCGGTTGATGAAGTCGGAGTCGCCCTGTTCATACAGCTCAAGCAGATAGTCCACGATCTTTCGACCCGTTTCGATACTCATGTGCTCAGCGCCTTTGTGGTGCTCATAGCAATATGAACACCGCAGATTGCACCCGCTTGTTACTTGAAAGGTGATATTTCTGCAGAGCGCGTGATTTACAGAAATATCATCGCCCGCGTATAACCGTTGTACCATGTTGGAGTAGTCTTCGTGTCTTTTACGGGTCAAGGAGATGTACCTCCCCTCGGGCAATATCGAACCAGAATCTTTTAATTTCATCCTCATGCTCCGTATAGCGAGAAATAATCTTATCCTGCACCATTTTGAGCTTCATCTGAGATGCGCGGCACGGTTCCGCATAGTGCATGATGATGTCCTTGGCATCGGCACTTGCTTCCGCATTCAGATGCCGGCCAAGGACGGAAATAAGCCTCTCGTAGGAGTCCGCTTCATAGAAAGCCCGTTCCAAGGTTTCGCTTTCTTCTGGTTTCAACGCGATAACTTTCACAGTTTGCTCCTTTCTCAGCAAGCGTCCATCTTGGGAAGTCTTTCCGCAATCTGAGTGTAGCGTGCGCGGATTTTGTTCATCGCTCCAAGTGCAGAGGTAAGAGCGCGAAGGTTGTTGTTGAAGTCCAAGCGCAAGTATTCGGTAAGCGTGCGCAGGACGTACCACATAGCGAAGATATCTGCATCCTCAGAGCAAGAATACTCGGAGACGCTGCGCAGAGTGTCTCCGCATTTCATCTGCTTTGTGACAGGATTTGCGGAAAAATTGAATGTTCTTGCTGCCAGCCCAAGTGCAAGCAAGTTCTTGCGCTCGTCAGAAGTGTTCTTGATTTCGCAAGCATTAAGCGCCGATTCCACGACCGTAAGGCAGTAGATGAACCAGCTGTCGAAATCGGTAGCATCAAGAGCGCAAAGGGCACCGATATAGCCAAGACACCAGAACAGCTTGTCTTCTCCGTTGGGAGTTACCGAAAGAAGCATCCCCCAGTCCTCCACATCAACCGGCTCCTGCTGGAGCAGCTTGATAAGGGGCAGATTGCGGAGGTACGACGCTTCAGTGCTTGAATCTGAGTTTATTGCATAATGAACTGTAGTTTCCATATTGTTCTCCTTGTCTATCCATGAAACATGATCGGGCCGGTGCAGCTTCCGCCGCATCCGCTTTTGCAGCTTCCGGTGCAATCATCCGCACACGTTACCGTGCATCCTGTACAAGATGTATCGCAGGATGCCTTGCAGTATTCTCCGCAGGTGGTGCCGCAAGTACTGTTGCATGTGTTATCACAAGATTTTCCGCAGCTTACGATACAGGAAAACTGGCACGTTCCACCACAGTTGCCTCCGCAGTTTGCCTTGCAGGATGACACGCACTGAGAATCACAGTTGTCTTTGCAAGTTGCGCTACATCCGCCGGAGCAGGTTGAGGAACACCCATCACAAGACCCTTCGCACCCTCCAGAGCAAGACCCCTTACAGCCGGACGAACAGCTATTTGCGCAGGACTGTGTGCACGTTGTGTTGCATCCTCCGGTGCATCCTCCTGTGCAGCTTCCAGTGCACGTTCCTGTGCACGTTCCTGTGCACGTTCCAGTACAACTTCCACCGCAGTCATTGGCGCATGATCGTGTACAGGTTCCCGTGCAGGTGCCGGTACAGCTTCCAGTACAGGTTCCTGTGCAGGTGCTGGCACAATCATTGGCGCACGACTTAGTGCAGGAACCGGTGCAAGTTCCTGTGCAGGTGCTCACGCAAGAGCCAGTGCAGGAGCCAGTGCAATCATCAGCACAGCTTTTGGCGCATGTGCCGATACAACCGCCCGTACATGAACCGGTACAGCTAGAGCAGGCCGAATAACAACCGGTAGTACAAAGCCCCGAGCAAGCTCCACCGCATCCGCTGGACGTGGCGGTTTCGGAAATCGCGCTCAGTTGACTAAGCAACGCAGCCGCCCGAGTAAGCGTATCTGCAGCAACCTTGGAGCCATTTTCCGGCGTGATGGCGCTTCCAGTAATCGCAGAGATGGGCTGCGTAATTTTCTGGATGTGCTCATTGGCGATTCGCTTACCAGCCGCAGGGGTGACAGAAAAAGAATTGATATAAGCTGCCATACTTCCAACGCTCTGGCCTTGCCCTGTTCCCTCGCTTTTTCCGCGCCGGTTAAGTTCAGCGTCCAGCTGTTTTTTAAGTTCTGTGTAGTCGGCCGAGTAAACCTTTGTGCTTCTTTGAGCCATCACACACCACCTACTCTCACCTTCACAAGCCGCAGATCCGTGCGGTTATCGCCCTCACAAGCGTATCCCACAATTTTGTTCGTGGGGTACGATTCGCACGAGCCAACCGCGCGCCCAACGCCGGGCGTGCTGGACAGAACGATGTAATCGCCTGTATGGACAGGTCCAACCACTTTCGTGTGAACACGTCCTGCTAAGGACACCGGAATAAAATCGGGCAGGTTTTCCTCAAGGAAATCCTGCCCTTCAGCCACTTTATTTCCACCAATAAGCATAGCGTATTCATCCGTGTGGATGCCTGCAATACGGCCAGACAAGTTCGTAGCCTTGATATACCGCTCTGTCTGGCTCCCAGTATCCAGAGCGATAATATCGCCGGGTTCGGTCTGCTCGCCACGCGGCATGAGCTCCGCATAGTCGTTGTAGACCGCATCGTAGACACGCTGCGCGGAAATATCGCCCGACACTGCCAAAGACTTAAAGTGTGCATCACCTGTGGATGTCACATAATGTACCGTGCCGTTTGCAAAATGCACCGTTCCGGTGAAAGTGCCGCCCGCATTGCGCATTGCGCCAAGGTTTTTGCAGGCATCAGCGGCGGTGCCAGAACCCGTACCGCCGCGTTCAATTGGAAGGTTTCCGCTTGTAATCTGGCTTGCCGAATGCTCATGCGTAGATGGTGCGAAAGCATTCGAGTGCTTACCATCAACCGTATCAGCATCGCAGCCTTTCATCAGCCCGTATGCTGCCAGCAGGGACACAATCTGCTTCGCCGTAAAATCACTCTTAGGCATTGCACTGTTTGCCGTCCTCTTGACAGTAGACAGGTCAGAAACAGCCTGATTCAGCAAGGCACTCAAAATATACGTGACCATGTTGAACTGCTGGCTTGTTGGTTTTCCGTTCAGGCCACCGACAATAGAAGCCCAGCCGCCCTTCCAATCCTCCAGCGAAATGTCTTGTTTCACGCCAGACATCGAAAACGCCACAGTTGCATAATCTTCAAGCGCCCCGGCGCGACCTTCTGCCATAATAAATCACCCCCAGTTAATTGATGGACTGTGCAAACTTTCCTTCGCCGAAACCTGCAACTCGCGGATTGAGATCCACAAAGCCAAAGGTTTCCGCATCCTCTGTCGAGCAGTCCACGCGAACCTTTACGCCCGCAGGACGCACAATAAGGTCATGCGTTCCTAGAATAGACATGACCATATCGGAAAACGGTGCTGAAATCGAAAGAAAGATTGTTGCCGGCGTGTCTCGTCGTTCGCTATAAACCACCTGTGTTGCACCGAAAATAATTTTGGTTGCTTCGATGATTTCATCCGGCGTGCATCGGCAGGAATTGACAAAAGCCTTATATTTCAGGCAAACGCGATAAATATCATCATCGTCTGCAAGTTCTCGGCTTCCAATCATCGCTCCAGCCTGCTGCCGGGTCAGACAGACTAGTTGTCCAAGCCGATCAAGCCAAACGCCCGTGCAGCTATCAAAATCGTTCAGATTTTCCAGACTCCCAAGGAACAAAGAGGCATTTTCGTACTCCGGCGCAACAGCCCAAATGATACCGTCCAGATTTGACATTTTTTCGACACTGAGGGGCGTTTCTTTTAGGACTTCATAACCCATCAGGACACCCCCTTGCTGGAAAACTGTAAAATCCATTTTCCGTCCGAATTCTTTCGATAGATTGCAGGCGGGGCAATAATTCTGGCGATGCTCCCCATCTCACAATCTTCAGGTAGGTCCTTCAGATCATCTACGGTGTCGCAGATATAATCACCCAGTTTGCTTTCTTCAAAGGATTCCAGCTGAAACTGCATTGGCAGCTTACCATACATTTCCTTGTAAGCGTCAATCATGCTTTCACCACCCGGATGCCGCTCATGCTAATGATGGGCTGCTGATTGATTTGAACTGGTACTATGCCGGTCAGCATAGAGCTATCGACAACCGTCTCAATTTCAGGCTTTTCGCTCAGCAAGCCCCGGATTTCGATATAATCAACACCGGACACGTTCTCCATAATAGGACGAATGAATTTTTGCAAGCGAATCGTTGCGCCTGCCGAAAGATTTTCCTCCATCAGCAAAGATTTGATTCTCGCTGCATAATCATCGTCCAGCCCGCCAGAACTCGTAACCGTAATAGAAAGCAGTAGATAAACGTCATTCACGCGAGTGAATTCCAAATACTGCCGATTGCCGTTGACATCGGTAGCGTAAGCATAATGCTTTCCGTATGCACGGATGCCACCCGCCTTGTTCTTCCAAATGATATTGGCCACGTCTTCGTCAGTGCCGCCCTGAACCACGATTTCAATGCTGTGCGGTGGTCTACCCGCTGCATCGGTCGTATCATTGTAATTTTCGTATCCAGCCGCAAAGGTCACGCCCTCCACATCGCTGTATAAAAGCGAAACGATGCTTGCAACCGTGCCGGTTCCGCGGCTTGCGACACGGTTTGTATAACTTGTTCTGGCCTCGGCGTCTGTCTGGGTCAGCCGACCCTTAATCGGCGTGATATCATTGGTGCAGGCTGTCCAACCGTCCACGGTAGTAACAATCTGTGTGATAACACCATCAGCCAGCACATAGCTGCCATATTCCGCACTTTCAAACTGGATATTGCTGGTCACTTCCGTAACCGTAATGTACTTGCACAACGTTGCCGAAAAGCTGTCAGCGGCGCCCGATGCAGTCAAAACGATTGAATGTTCTCCTTGATCGTCAGTTTCGTCCGAAACAGTGATGCCGAACTTTACCAAGGCATCAAAGGACTGGACAGCCGCAAGCATCTGCGAGTACGCATCGTCATACGAGGACACGGTCATTTTCTTTGTGACGCTGGAACTTTCTGCATAGGCTCCAACTTCTCCGCTGGTCGCATTGCGAGAAACGCCAAAATCAAACGTAAAGGTTCCTGCAATGCTTTCAATCGGACGAATCGCCAGCTTTCTCCAGTTTGCGCTGGAGATTATGGATGCACTGACCGCCTGAAAAGTACGTTGCGGTCTGCTGCTCGACTGAATCAAAGCGCCAACCGGAATGACCGTTCCCTCTTGGCCAGTACAAGAGATAAAATACTTAGTTTTGGCCTGTCCAATGCGGCTCACCCCGCCCACCTGCATCACGTTATCTAACGCAACGCCGCAGGCCGTATTGGGGAAAAGCTGCTGATATGCAGCAGCATAAGCCTCCCAGAGTTCTGCCGGGGCATCCGCAAAAATTGTAAACAAGACGTTCATCACGCTTTGCGGGTTCTCCGATGGGTCAACTCCGACCTCGTCTTTAAACCTTTTGCAGATGTCGGTGTAAATTTCATCCAGTCGGCGCATTTGAAAGCCCTTATCCGTCACTCCGTAGTCCGACATGGGACAGTTCCACCTCGCTTTCTATTTCTCCTTCGGTGGTGGTCGCGGTAAAAGACGCTCGGAGCGTTCTGGTCTTTGCATCCTTTATAAGGTTGATGGTGCCCACCCCTGTTACGCCATCAACGGCAAGGATTTGGTCTCGCAGGGCCTTCTCGATCAAGGCTCGATTCGGAACCTTCACAAGGATTGTTTCAAAGTAAGGCGTGCCCATAGCGGTATTGAACACCCATTCTCCTTTGATCCAGCGCAGACGAATTTGCACACCCTGCCGAACGGCATCGATGATTTCAAAATCGCCGGTTTCGTTGATGTATAAATCACCATCAGCAGCAAGCGCAAGGTCTTTCAATGCCATTACTGCGGACCTCCTGTCTTTCCGTGTACGCCAGCATGGGTATGCGTATTCATTACGATGCCACCAAGTACCAGCGTGCCAGAAATGTTCACGTTTCCTTGCACCTGAATGTTGCCTTTGATTTCCGTATTGCCGGTAACATCAAGCAACGGAGTGGTAATTTTGGTACTGCCATCCGTCACCTCGATGTTAGAACCGCCTCTTTGAACAAAGACGGAACTGTCTTTCAAGGTTATGGTTGTGTCTTGCTTTTTCAGTTCGATGCAGTCTTTCTTGACCGTGATGGTCGCAGTCGGCGCAAAAACAACTGCTGCGTCCTCACTTCCGGCACGCTTAACCTGCTCGCTAGACGATGCAGGCAAGCCCGGAAGCAAGGTTGCATTGGATAGGTCCCACTTCAAGTCTGTTCCAGAGCCGCCCTCTCCGAAAATAGCCACACATCCATCCCCGGAATGCACAGGAAATGCAAACCCGATTGTGCCGCCTGCTCCGGTAGGCATCAGGATGGCCGTGCCCGAAATTTTAGGGTAGGGTACTTCCCTATCATCATCGGTCGTTACTTTCAAATCCGGCGTTAATTCAGCAGTGAAGTTTTCGGACACGTTACCGACCTTAGCAGGTGCCGAGGTGTGGATATTATCCCTCATGTACTGGTCGATGATGCTCACGACTGCATCGCGGAAGTCCTGATCCACGCTACTTCACCTCCACAAACTGCCCAACGCATTGCCAATCGTCGCCCTCCGTATCGCCGGTGAACCTGATTTTTGACGCTCGGTAGTTCCCCTTGTACTCTCTGGATTCCACTTTCACATAATCGTCAATCTGAATATGGCCATTTAGGCAATATGTAACTTCAATGCCTTTTTTGGCCTTTCTTTTGGTCGTATTAGAACTCGCGTTCTTGCTCGTTGAAGATTTGCTACTGGTCGATGCGGATTCAAAGAAAGGCTTCGGTGAACCAATCATACCGGAATCAGCCGAAAGGACATAAGCCGCCATCGTTAGAGGTTCATCCAGAGCACATATTTGAACGATTCCGTTTTGAACGCTCCAGCGAAGCTTGCTTCTATCGCACAGCCGCCCGATAAGCGTCTTTCCTGTGCCAACAAAAGCAAAATTCTTAAAGTCGATCATTTTAGCCTTGGGAGAAAGCTTAACTTCGCACCCCATTTCTTGAGCAACATCCCTGACGATTTTTTCTCCGTTCACAACACCCGAATAACTCAGGCTCACCGTTGTATCTCGTGCGGATGTAAAGCTATCCACAAACTCAATTGTGGTCTGTCGATCCGCGTTGTTTGTTTCGGTTTCAAAACACGTCAGAGAACCGCCCATAATAACAGGCAGGTCATCGCCATATCCAGCACGCAGTTCAATCAGGCAATCTTCCTGCTCCAAAAGGCGCAATGTTTCATCCGCCAGATTCCAAAGTGTGATTTTTCCTGTATTAGAACTTGAACTATCGCCAATTTCACAGGAAAAGGAACATCGGATAACCCTCTTCGTTTTTTCGTTAGGCTTTCCGATTTCGCGGCCAACAGAATTATTTTTCCCGATTCTTACTCGGTACTGTCTATCCCAGATGTCCATCTGTTACACTCCAAACGTCAGATGCGCCGTCGCGGCCATAACCAGCCATGCGATTTCGGCGCCCTCGTCCTGCGCCATACGAAGCCGTTCTTCCCTATAATTACGCGGAGCGCGATTCTGTGGCAGACGCACCGTGAAATCACAGATTCCCCTTAAAACGTCCCGCATAGCTTCAGTGGCCTTCCTCCGATTCCCAGAGTCGATTTTATTTTTGTAGCGGGCTTGAAATGCCCGCATCTCATTACAAGCCCGGGTCAGGCGCGTGGCTCCAATGCCTTCTTCCTGATGCATAGCCACCACCATGCACCAAGTAAAGATTTGTGCGGCCTTGTCCTGCTCATCGACACACTGCTGGCGAATGTCCTTCATCTGTTTTGGCATCTTCCAGATCTGCATACTGGTCGTTGCTATAACTGCGTTTCTGCCGAACTGTACCGCCCGGCTCCACCTCCAAGGTGTACCACGGCGTATTGGGGTCAGACTTCTTTCGCAGGAAGAAAATGTAGCTTTCCCGAACAGAAATGCGCTCAAAGTATCTGGTTCCGCGCTGGATGCAGTGGTCAAGGAACTTACTCTCCTGCAAAATGTCCTTTGCGCCCTCCGGCACCCGGATAATGTACTCCGCTCCATCGTACTCGTAGATTTTACGGATCTTCTTGTAGATATTTTCGATATGGAACTGCTTTTCCAGCTGTTCCGCTTCCCTTCTGATAGAGTGTTGCGTGCCTTTCATGGCTTCCATCCGGTGCTGTTTATTACGCTCCAGCACGAGATCATCATGCCGGCGTTTCAGGTCAAGCGGGAACATTACGCTCTCAAGCTGCATATTCATACCAGCTTTCTCAGCCATGTCCAAGTAGTCAGACCAATCCTGTGCAACTCTAAGTGCGATATGACCGTTGTAGCTACCCGTGATTCGTCTTGTTTGCTGGCGGAGATATTTCAAGCTTCGCGTCATTCCGCTTTTCTGTAATGTCTTGGCCATTCCTGAGAGATTTCGGATGTTGGCCGTCATCGCCATGTTCTTTCCATTGATTGCAAGGCCGGCATCTTTCCATTCCAGCGCATTATCCACCTCTCGAAACGACTTTTTGCTCTGCGAGACTGCGGCCAACTCCTGACGATTTAAGCCAAACACTCCGTAGTAGGTCTTTGCGCGAAGATTGATGCGTGTGCCGTGCTCATATCTGTCATACACCTGAGAGCACAGCGCATCAGCCCAGCCCGTTTTGACAAGGCTTTCAGCCATCGGATACCGATTCACGATTTCCCACTGACGAACTTCCCATGGAAAATTGAGGTGGTTATCGTACTGGTACATCCATTCAGATTTCAGCACTTTCCGAACATCATTCTCAAATTGGTCGGTGTGGGACGCCAATGTGTACGGCTGATACGGGCCAGAGGGGGCCAGCAGCATCGCGGACAGCTTTGGGCGCTGGCACATGATATACTCAGTTTTTTCGCCCCAACTTCGTTTCCACTGCTTGATGGTCTTTCCGTCCGTCCACCAGATTCCACGGCCATGAAATTCCGGTTCTGCCCGATGATTGCTGAAATCGAAGTACACCAGATAACGGCGAATCCAGATTCCATCCCCCTGCGGCTTGCACCAAAGGAATGTCCTTGCGGCCCATAACCTTTTGACCGAATAGCGGGTATTGCGAACCCGCATCTTCTCCCCGCAGCACTCGCACACCGCTGTGCTCTTGTGCTTGAGCAGTTCTGACGGCGTATATTCACCACCGCAGCTATCGCACCTTGCCCGCTGAATTAAGATTTTCTTCTCAACGCCGCCGGGTTCGATTACGCCCTGTTTGTCATTGGTGACCCAGAGAAAGCCCGCATCACTGCACACTTTCAAAACTTGTTTACTGAAATCTTCCGGCGGCTCCGGCAGATTTTCAAAGAGCTTCTGGGTCTCAGCCGCCTGTCTGGCGTTGCGCTCTTCGCGTTTCTTCCTGGCATGAGCCGACAGCGCATCTTCTACAATGCCAATCAGATAGCCCGGTCTGCGGTCATCAAAATAGTTTTGCAGGAGTTCCGATTCTCCCTTTGTTGCCGGCACTTCGGTTCTCCATGTCAAACACTGGCAGGGCTTGACCTCAATTTGACGCGGCGAAAGCTCGTTCTTTTTCGGATTCTCATTCCCGCGAAGTTCCCCCGTCCAGTAGCCTCCGAAAAAACGCCACACGACCAGCGGCTTTTCCTTTTTGTCCCAGACGGCCACCGTCAGCACCTTTCCCTTGATGTAGCGACCCACGCCCTGCCCCTCGGCAACTGACATACACAGCGCCGCATCCAACTCTGGCCGCTTCGGCTCCGGCGCATAAAGTTTCAATTCTTCAGCCTTTTTCATCGTGTGCCGCCTCCAAACTCTCCGACGTGTAATTTTTCCCGGGCAAAACCTTCACTCCATCGACCTGTTGAGCAATGCAAGTAAATTCGTTTTCTTCCCGGACGATGAAGCAGAGCCACTCGCCACGTGCACCAGCCAGTTCCTTGCCCTGACCATACGCGATGTGGAACGGTCTCTTGAAGCAATCTTCGAATTTTTCTGCCGGATGCTCAAATACATAATTTGCGTGCATAAGAAGGAACTCGTCTTCTTTCAGCCTGCGAAACGGTACAATTTCGGTACAGCTACTCCGCGTCCGGTAGTCATCCTCATCGATATCACCGCCAGCTGCGATGGCCCAGAACTCGTTTTTCCCGTCCCAAGCATACCAGTTAAGGCAGTCCAGCGGATCCAGACAGTAATGGAAGCCCGTATTGGCGCATTTTGCCTTTTCGGTCTTGCTCACTTCGCCCGGCTGGTACTGATAGCTGCCATCGCCGAGCGTAGCAATCAGCCCCGGCTTGAATCCTTTGAATCCTAAAATCATCAGAGCCACCCATCCAAGGAAAGCTGCATATCGTCTTCCGCAGGCGTTTCCTTCTTCTTTTTTGCCGGCTTTTTCGCATCCGTTTTCTTTTCTGCTTTGGACGCAGGCTTGGTTGTGTGAGCTGGTGCCGCCTGCTTCGGAACATTGGGGGATGCCTCTTCCGGTTTGACGGTGGCCGGAGCCTGCATCTCAGCTTCCGTAGGCGGTGCGCCAGTCAGTTTGATGTTCATGCTGAACGAAACCTCGGCATTCGGAAAGTAAAACTGCACGGCGCGGCGGTAGGTTTCGAGGTCGGACAGAACTTCGCCTGCGTTGTTGACAACAGCGGCGCAACATTCGGAGAACGTGCGCTGCGTGTTGCAGACGACCTCTGCGAACCGCGGCTCCTGGTCTACAAAGCCAAACAGTGTCCGCAGAACATAACTCTGCACGCTCTTTGCGGCACGACCGCCCTTGAACAGCTTGTCCTCAGCTTCCAGCTTTGCTTTTGCTTTAGCTCGCCAATCGACGAACTCAACTGTGGTTGTGGTGTGTGTGGTGGAATCCATATTGTCCTCCTATCAGAAAAAGCTAAGTTGCCCACCCTTGCCCTCGGAGAACACCGGTTCCTGTTCCGGCGCTCTTTGCGGCTTTTTAGCGGCTTTTGGCTTTTCCGTGTTCTTTGGTTTCTCGAGTTTTTTAAGGGCTTCAGGGGATTTTTGTGGTTCGGATTTTGGCGCATCTGCAACACGCTCTTTCCTTATCGGTTGAGTGACCAGTTCCATCTGCGCCATAAAGATTCGATATTGCCAAACCGGGGTCCTGAGCATCGGCGTATACCAGACGTTCCCTTTGTCAACTGGAAGCAGCCCCCTTTTGTCATAAGACACAGACGGGCTTGCAAGCGTATCACCGATGACGACATACCCCGGCATTCCAAGCAGACTCATTTGCAGATAGCACATCATGCCCACGATGTAGTCAATGTCCTGCGCCACAAACAGCACATTCGTCTGATAATTGATGCCTTTCTTTCTGCATTCATTTGCGAACGCCACCAGCAAGGCCCCAGCGCCGCAGGTCGGATCACAGACCGCAACCCATCCCCTATCTCCGATTTTCTGCTGGAATTCTTCTGTCGGGGTTGTCACAGCGGACATGACTTCGCAAATGTGATATGGCGTAAAGAATTGTCCCGAATGGTCGTTTCCAAGCCCCAAGCACATATACAACTCGCCAAGGAAGTCCTGTTCCGGGTTGTCCTCTAGCGCCACGACCAACAAGGCTAGCATTTCCGTAAATGCTTCCATTTCCGGCCGCGTGTATTTTCCTGCGATTGATAAGTACTGCTTCTCGCGTTCGTCAAAGTGGCTCTGATCTGTCGCGTTGGACACCGCAATAGCACTCACGGTGATCCAATCGCTCCAGACCTGCCAGCGTGACCGACCATTGCTCGAAAACACTTCAAACTTTTTTACAAGTTCCTTCTGTGCTTCACCCCGGACATGGCGAACATCACTCCCCATTGGAATCGCCCCCTTTGCCCTGCGGAACATCCTGTTTTTTGAACGGTCTTCTCTTTATTCGTCCAAGGCTGTCAGTAAGACCTAGAATGTTGTTTCCGCTCGGCGTTTCTCGGTCAACCCGATTTCCTTTATTTTTGATGTGAGTTTTTTCCCACTCTGCAAACGTTGTAACATGCTGCGCTGCTGCCTGATCGAGCAGGCGCTTAGCATAGCACCATGGGTGCTTCGCTTGGTGGCGCATCGCTTCTTCCAGCGTAGCAACCACCAAAGCGTCTTCCACCCCGGTTTCTCGCAAATCCCGAAATTCTGCTGCCATGTAGGGCGTAAGCATACTGTCGCATCCAGCCCAGACCCAGTAGCTTTCCGGGGTGTCATCAGGCGGGCCGGTTGATTTTTCTGTGTTTTCCTCAGTTGTGGATTCTTCAAAACCCATTCGGTTTTCTGGGTTTTCCTGATTTTCTTTTGATTTGCGAGGCCTGCCACCTCTGGCACCGTTTGCCCTATTGGCAGCGGCCTGACGCTCGTATGCTTCATTGGAAGCATCGATTTTGGCTTTTATCGCTGCCCAAACAAAGCGCTCATTCCCCAGAAACTTCGGTTCTGAACCAGTTTCCTTGTAATCCATCATAGCCCATAGAATTCGGCCCCGTTCCGCTTCATTGAACGGTTCTAGCAATGCTCTGTAATCCTTCACCCACAGTTTTATGTAATCATTCGCCACGCTCCACCTCCCCTTTCGGTTTTTGATTGAGCGAAAGCACTTTACATAGATGCCGATCCAGCTTGATGCCATAGATATGGTAATCAGCAAACAGGGCTTTTTCTCTGCGGTGCGCTTCTTCATGGTGCCGCCGACAAAGGGCTATCGCGTTCAGCCCGACATGGACGATTGCTTCTCTATCTCGCCCCATGCCCACGCGGTCAACATGGTGCACCTCTGCAGGCTGGTTGCAAATTGCACACCGGCGATTTTCAAGGCAGAGATACAGGTACTTGCCAATATCGTCCGTCTGGGTGAGCAGGCTGTCCTTTGTGGGCACCCCCCAATGGAAGCAAAACTGAATCAGATATGTAATAAACTCTCGGGCCGTGGTCATATCGCAATTCGAGAGAGAAAACCACTCCCGCAGGCAGCGGGAGCAGAAATCCCATTCCAGATAAAGCCGAAGTTCTTCCGGCTCCTGCCCTGACCACAAAGAAATGTCTCGGATAATAGCGAAAATCTTGCGGCGCTGGTCTGCGGAAATGGTTCGCCCATCATCCAGGCGGACTTCTACCCGCCGGGGGCGCTTCTGCGCCAGAAACCGGCTGATGTCTACGTCGGGTTTCAGGACGAGCTTTCCGTTCTCCAGCTTCTCAATTTTCGCTGTCACAATCATGCGCGTTCTCCTTGTCCACATGGACGTGCATCGGAATATAAACGCTGTTTGCTTTCATATTCCGTGCCAAAAAGTCATTGCATTTCGCTTCTGACAAGTGATTTCTGAGCACCTGCAGTTCGTAGGCATACTGCCCAGCTACCTTTTTCTCTTGGATTTTGGCTTGTATATCTTCATCCCGGTAGTTCGATTCTATCAGATAAAGGTCATAGCCGATTGCCTGAATGCCATCCAAATTGTTAGTATCAGTGGCATAAATCACCTTGCCAGACGGAAAATGCACCTTATACCCACAGTTGGGTACGTTATGGGCTAGCATTACCGGAATCACATTGCACAGGCCGTACCCATACAACGTTCGCGGGGTCAGTACATCAATCTGACGCTCCGGCACCCCTGCAGCTATGAGCGGCGGCACCAGCCAGCGGCAACACCCGAAGCGGAGTGTCGGCCGCTCACTGGCAAGCCGCTTGATGGTTCGCTTCTGGAAGTGGTCTGAGTGGATATGCGTCAGAAGCACAAGCTTCAGTTTCGGAACATACGGCTCCAACGCCTTATACGGCACGCCGCAGTCTACCAGCACAAAATCTTCCAGAATCGTGGCGTTGCCATCGCTGCCGGTGCTGATAATGTTGTACTTGACCATCAGAGTGCAGCCAAATCAACGGCTTCCTCAACGGCATCCGCTTCCGGCTCTGGCAGGTCCATCGTCTTGGCTGTCCGCTCAATTTTGGGCAGCTCCTGCTCACTCTGCCCGGCATCTGCATACTCCGCAGCTTCCGGCAGCAGGCCACTGCCTGTGCTGTCCGGCATCATAACGCGCCCGTCCCGCTCATAAGCCGTGGTCATTTCGGCGGTCATGATGCCCCACTTGGAAATCAGCTGACGCAGCATCGTCTTTTTGGCCATCCCGTCGAAGTCCTTATACCAAAAGCTGGAGTACTTCCACAGTTCGTCCTGCGGGATTTCACCGTTCAGCAGCTTCTTATATGCTGCTGAACTGAACGCCTGACTGTACTTGTCCGCATGAGCCATCATCTGGTCTGCAGTCCAGTACAACGTTTTCTCAAAGCCGTTGATATACTCGAAGTGTGCAATGTAGCCCACCGTCGGCATCGCTGCACGCTTTTCAAAATCTTCGATAAAGTGCATCTCATGGAACCGTTCTTCAAATGGATCCCATCCGCTCAGCTCCCCGGCCTTGACCTCCAGCACATTCAGGCGCTTGTATTGACCAGTCCGCAGCGCCAACTGGATATAGCCTTTGTAGCCAAGCATAAACTGTGCCTTCACGCTTGCAGGCTCAATCACATTGCCCTGCCGGTCACGCTTCGCCTTGGACTTAAAGGGCACCAGATAGAACTGACCCAACTGGGGCGAAGGCTGCAAGAGCAGGCTTTCACCCAAAAGGGCACCTGCCAAAATCGTGCCCGGGTTGCATTCCTGTAAGGCCGGATTGACAGCAACGGCGCTGGTGATGTTGGCAATGAAGCGAGCGCCGCGCGCCGGATCGCCCAGCGTGTTATTCACGAGATTCTTGTACATCGGAGTCTGGATTGCCTGCGAAAAGCGCATTTTTTGCGGCTGCATTGCTTTAGCCATTGTTATTTACCTCCTGATTCTCAATGCCAATGGAATCCATGTACTTCTGGATTTCATCGACTTTGTCATTTACGAAAGACTTCAGTTCCCGCAGCTGGGTCAGAGTGCCGCGGCACTGGAACGTGCGTCCCATAAAAGCAAACTTTGCGTTCATGACCTGTTCCGTGCTCTCCTTCTGGGAGTCCTCAGTCTCCTGCTCGTCCATAACGGGCGGTTCGGTGCCCATGACATGAGGCGCAGACAGTTCTTCCTCTGACACATCCAGAACGGCCTTTTCTGCTTCTTGTGCCCGAAGCTGGGCTTCCAGACGCTGCTTGCGCTCGGCTTCTTCCCGGGCAATACGGTCTTTGCGCTGGCTCACGCTGTTAATGGCAACAGCCAAACTTCCGCACAGCTTATACTCGGCCATGATCTCCGGGGCATTTTCCATGCCGTTGATGCAGGCTACGTCAGCCGCAACCTTTTCCACATACTCCTTGACCTTGGCTTTCAAGGATTTCAGGCTTGCGGTCAACGTGACTGCAACGCCGACATCCTCATAGGTGACCCACTCAACGCCGCTGGCCTTGACCATCTCAGCAAAGTAATCCTTGACCTTTTTTTCCTTGTCGGCTTTCAGTCCGGCTTCCACGTCCGTGATTTTGCCCTTCAGCGCTTCATCTGCCGGGCCGTACACGTCCGTAACGCATTCTTTGTAAACCTCGTCGAAGTCCTCAAACGGCTGCATGATCTGCTTCTTCACGGCCATGCGCCGGGCATCCAGATCCTTGCGGTCACGGTTCAGCGCCGCCCGGCGCTCCTTGACAACTTTGAGGGTTTCTTCCGTGCAGGCCAGCGAAAGCGCCTCCTTGACGGACTCCTGAGCCTGTGCTTTGATGCTGTGCAGCTGCTCCTTGATGATAGGAAGCTGCTGCACCACAATCAGACTATCTGCCAACGCCGTGGTCTGATTGGTGGTAGTAATTTCCTTTTCCATGTGTACCTCCTGATTCTTTGTATAGAAAAACGGCAGTAGGAATGCTCCTGACCGCCGCTTCGTACCTGTTGAAAAAATCAACCGATTATGCTACAATATGGTTGTGTGTGGTGGAGACCTGCATTTTCCGGCTTGATGTTCCTGCATCAAGCGCCAACGGAACGTGTGGGTCTCTATCCATTTGTAGCGCGCTGGCCGTTCTGGTCAGCGCTTTTTTCGTGTGCGGCGAGTATATCCCACACCGAGAGCTGCCCTACAATCTGGCGCTCAGCGGTGATTTTAGGCTGTGTGACAGTCCTGATTCTGCGGGGCTTTGCGGGTGCTCGGAGCCGTTTTCCGAACTCCTTGACGTAACACTTCGCGCCGTACCCCACTTCGATTGCCGCCGGATCTGTAATGACCCTGTGACACCGAGCACACCTTGTCATTCTTCTTCTTTCCTCCAAAAAGCGCCTGCATCTGCAGTTCGTGCATCAGGCGGGACGCAATAATGATTGCACCAACAATGAGAATCCACTCCCCGCCAATTGCCCAGTAGCCGCGCCAGCGATATGTACTGGGCAGCTGCCACAAGGCCATAAGCCCACCGGAAATTACGCCGGCCAGCGTGTCCAGCAGTCCAACAACGACCCAGCCCATCACGGTCAAATGCCTTTCTTTGCGTTTCATTTCAGGTTTGCCCCCTTCATGTAGGTTTCGATCAGTGCCCACTTGCGAACATCCATCGGCTGGTGAACAGCATCTTCCAGTGCTTCTTCGGTTCCGCAGCGGTCACAAATCGTGATGCCCGGAACTTGACGGGAAAGAGCATTGCTGTGCAAGCGCATCTTCATGGTCTGCTTTCCGCATCGAGGGCACGGAAGTACCTGCGCCATTTCGGCGGCAGCATCCTGAACATCCCGATACGTTGCAAAAACTTCGTCCAGCAGCTTCTTCTCGGTGTGCACCTGAATCATTTGCGCCATCTTATGAAACATCCCTTTCTCCTTCCAGCAGCCCTACCATTGCGTTCCACACCTTGTCCGTGTAGGCTGTGCTATACGTGCCAGCAGACCAAGCCTTTTTGGCTCCGGTTGCGCCAAGGTTATAGGCCATCAGAGCGCAATTCACATTGCCCTCGTACTCGCTGAGATACATACCCAGCATATAGCACCCGGCCTGAATGTTCTGGCGGGCATCCAGCAGATCCGTTATGCCAAGTTCATCTTTGAGCCACCCGGCGTTGATGCTGTTTATCTGCATCAATCCATAATCCCCGGTAGAGCTGTGCGCCGCCGGGGTAAAGTCACTCTCGACCTGCATGACGGCATAAGCCAGTTCCAAGGGCACATCGTAGAGGTCGCACATTTTCTCCGTGTAGGACTGTAGTTCCGCATCCAGCGGCACCTGATATGTAACCGGCTCATACGGAACCGGGTCCTGACGAACGCATTCAACCTGCTCGATCTCGGCCACCACCGGTACCGTAACCAGCGTTTCAACCGGCGGCTTCTGCTGGAAAGCGAACGCCGCGGCGATGTTTCCGACCACCAGAAGCTGCGCCGCTGCCGCCGCTGCCAGCGGCACGAGCGTTTGTGCTTTCATCCTCCTGCACCTCCCCCAAAAGACCAAAGCGTTCCATCGCATACCGCCGGGGCACCCGGCCGGGAAACGTGAGGTTTCCCCTTGCTTCCAGCTCCCGATTCATCTGCTGGATGTACTTATATGCCCGGGACTTGCCACAGCCAACCAGTTCCGCAACCTCTGCACAACCGATGAAATACGACTCTTTGCTCACGACTGCCGTCCTCCTTTCGAAAAACGCATATTGTTCATTGCCACATTCAGGTCGTTGGCCAAGCACATGATTTCGTCCCATTCGGCTTGCTCGCTCTCAGCGATCTGGCCATCTGCGGCGATTTCTACCATTGCCTCCCGCTTTGCACAGAAGCGCTGAACCGCCGCCAGAACGCCCAGCACAGCTTCCGGCAGGTCTTTCAACTGGATCTCAGGCACGACCCGTTTGCCGAGATCTGATGTCAACCGCAGATGCTGCACGGCCAGATATGGGGCTTGATACACGTCACACATGGCGCTCGCTACATCGCTGGGCACTGGACGCTGGCTCTGCTCATAGTCCCGCAGGCTGTCAACCGACACGTTCAAAAGCTGCGATGCTTTTTCCTGCGTAAAACCAGCAGATTTCCGCGCATTTTTGTAAATATTCTGGCTTTCAATCGCCATTTTTTCACGCCGTCCTTTCTGGTATACTTGAGATGTAGGTTAGCTCCGGTACGCCACCCCGCTGATGTTCAGGCACTTTTCGATTGCGCCCTGGACGTTCTCGGACGGCACCAGCACACCATTGACGACTTGGCTGATATGCGAGCGAGAAAAGCCCGTTTCCTTTGCCAGTTCCGTAACGGTCATATCGTCATGGTCGATCATGGCCTTCTTGACAGCCACGCACCAATCCGGCATCGTAGTCTTTTTCATGCTTTTTCTCCTTCCTAACAAAGATTTATCTAACAAGTGTATTGAACACTTGTTAGATTTCTGATAAAATGAAAGAGCCAGTACCCACCATTCAACGCGTTCCCCTGTCGTTAAGCGAAGCTGTCATGGGAGCGGCGCTATAACTGCACAGCATCCAACTTGCGGCTGTTGTCCGCTATGCTTTGCAGCGGCGCTTGTCTTTAGGAGGTCAACGTTCATGGTTCGTATTGCGTGGTACGAATGAACCCCTTTGCTGAGAGGTTCTGGGGGAACGCGCTGAATGGTAAGCGCTGTACCCTTTCACTTAACATTTGTTCTGTACAAGTGTATTATAATCCATCAATTGAAGCGTTTCAAGCTGTTTGAGCATCAATTGATGGATTTTGTGAGGATACACAAAATGACAACCGAAAATTTGTATGATTCTATCGCCCTTGCGGAAAACATCAAAATTCAGGCAAAGGCACGCAATATCCAGCTGAAGGATATGTACGCTGAACTCGGAATGAGCAAAGGCGTTCTTTCCAACTTGCGAACCGGTCGCATGATTGCCGCCGACAGTCTGGCGCGCATCGCTGACTACTTGGACTGCTCCATGGACTTCCTTATGGGGCGCACCGTTGACCCCGCTGTGCAGCGTATGGAGTTAACAGATGAAGAACGCCAAAAGGTTACGGATTTCCTTCAGTTCATTCTGAGCCAGCGGAAATAATGCTCAGAGCCGCTCCGATGGCTCTATTTTGCGTTTTCTATTCTCCCGCATGGAATTTGCTGTTCGGCAGGATATGCGGCTCAAATCGCTTCTCTGTGGACGTTTGTTCGATTTGGTGAAATCAGCCATCAATGACGAAGTGCGCGCCCTCGGTGATAAGCACCGTACCGCGATGCTCGTCATTGACGATGGTTGTCCGTTTGCCGATGTACTCAGCTGGCAGTTCGCCCCGCTTCACTCGTTCAAGGTTGTACGGAGATGCTTCCCAACGTCCCTTGTAGGACTCTGGGATCTTGCGCCACTCCGCTTTTGTGTAGTGACGCATCAGGTCTGCCCCCATTCTTCCCCATTCAGTTCCATCCAGCCGTAGGGGTCGCAGTACCACCAGCTGGATGCACCATCCTCGGTGAGCCGCACGATATCGGACACGCTCATGCTGTGGCCAGAGAAATCAACGGGTCGATTCGACCCGTTGAAGAGTGCGAACAGGCGAAGAAGCATCCTGACCACTTCCGGGACAGACGGAATCTCACCGCCGTATACCCGGCGGTAGTTCTCCCGGTGGATGCCGCCCAGCTGTGCGGCCTGATCGGATGCCATGAACCGCAGTTTTACCTGCTCCATGGTGTCCTCTTTCAGCTGGTAGATCTCATACTTCATGTGAATCTTCCTTTCCTTGTTTTGCGGTGTTGGTTCCCGCGACCATCTTCGTGATGCCACGAAAATGGTTCGGCCGATACCGGCGGCCATCATCAGGCGGGTTATTCTTTCCAGTTGCGGCCTGCACCAATCGATGCATCCCGGATGGAGAGGATTTTGTTCTTTCCTGTGCGCGTGCTGCGGAACTCCTGCATCGCTTCCCGAAAGGCATTGTCTTCAGCCAGTTCCCACGACTCAAAGTGGTAATACCGAATCTCGCCATCCTCGGCCTGATATTTAATTTCAATGTTCACGGCTCAAGCCTCCTCGATCTCCACGCACTTGATGCTGTTGCGAAGGTACTTTCGCCCCCGGAGTGCTTCGCAAGCGGCGCACAGGTCATCGACCTTGCACCGCAAGAGGATGTCCTCAATCTCACTGCTCCCCTGCCGGTTATCGTATGCAGCCTTAACGACCGCTGCTCGGTCATCATCCAGCAGGATGGTCATGCAGGCTTCGCCTTCCTCGCCCTTCGCGCGGCTGTCGTAGGTGAAAATGACGTTCTTCATGGTTTAAGCTCCTTTCTCATAGCTTCCGAAGGTTCGCATACTGGCGAAACAGGTCTTGGATGTATGCCCGGTGGATGGTTGAGCAGAACCACCTCTCCGCATCCCGGCCCGCCCGGATGGGCGGCACCCAGCTGGCCATCTCCACCACATCCGCATCGTAATCCTGCGGTGCGTGCTTGATCGTAGCCGCCAGCACCCGGATCACCCGTGCGATGCCGTACTTCGGCACCATCTCCTTCACGTTCAGGCGGTTCATCTCGCTGGCAAGCTGTTCCAGCTTGTCTCGCTCTGCGAACCACTCTGCCCGGCTTTCCGCCGGGATCGTGGCAAGCTGCTTCATGAGCTCTTTGTCAAACATCCTTCATTCCTCCTTTGGAGCCAGCCGGAAAGCATTGAACATCCAATGGCCTTCCCCATCGCAGACGCTTTCTACCGTGCAGAGGTTGTTGAGCGCAACGCTCATCGGCGAGCCGTATGTGCCACGCACCCACAGCCCGGAGGCTTCAGCCAGCCTCCAGAAGCAATTTACCTCAATGCCTGGATTTTTAATTTCAGGCGGAAAATGCTTCGTAAAAGCCGCCCGGATGAAATTCTCGCACCACTCAACCTTGATGTTTTTCATGCCCTGGCCTCCTCGCTTTCGGCTTTCTGCTCGAGATCGAGAAGCTCGTTGTAAATCCTTTCGGCCTCGTCGCTGGTCAGGTTGAACTGCTCGATCAGGTCAGGAAGGGCATCTGCCCGCCAGCCCCCTTCATAGAGAGAAGCTGCTGTGTACTGGGTGCCGTACTCCTCCTGTCCGCCGCAGCGGAGATCATCGCGCCAGTTCTCGTAATCGGTCTCTGTCATGCTCAGCATCATCGTTTAGCCCTCCTCAACGACCCATCCGGCACAATAGCCGGGATCGCGAAGCCTTGCCTTTGCAAGTGCTTCATCGAACGTCCGGGCACGAACCCGGACAGGCGGCAGGTCGCCGCCCACGATTTCCCATGTAGCCATGGGTGCTACAAATCTCTCCATGTTGTTTTTCCTTTCTGTCTAACAGGTGAATGAATCATTTGTTAGATATATTATAATCTCACAAAAGTGAGATATCAATACGATATTCTCATTTTTGTGAGATTCATGCTTTTGCACAAAAAGGTGGTGTTCTATTTGTTGTTTTGGGAACGTTTTTATCGGATGTGCGAAATCCGCGGAACAAAGCCAAATCCGCTTGCCAAAGAGCTTGGCATCTCATCTGGAGCCGTCACACGCTGGAAGAATGCAGAAGATCCTCCGTCTGGAAAAACGCTCATGCTGCTTGCGGACAAACTGGATTGTTCCGTTGACTACCTGCTTGGCCGCACCGATGATCCTGTTCTTCATCAATTGGATTCGTCCTCGTCATCAGCCATATAACGCGCGCCCGCGCGTGATGAAGACGATAGTCTTCATATCTTCTTATTCTTTTTCTTCTTCTTTTCTTAAGAAGATGGGTTTTTTCGGTTTTTTAAAAACCCAATGGGTTTTCACATTTCACGCGCATTTGGAAAAACCATCGATTTATCAAGAATTATCTCGCATTCAATTTTGATATTTGACCTTCAAATTTGAATTTTCGACCTTGAATTTCACTTTTATGTTCGTGTTTTTCAAAACCCATCAAAACCCAAAAAAGCGAACGTAACCGAAAAAACCCATTCGGTTTTTTCGGTTTTTGAGAAAGGCGGGGTTTACACCCCGCCAGGAACCACCTTGGAGATAACAAGCCTCCCGGCGAATCGCTGAAACTTTTCCGGCGAGCGAAACAGCTTCTCGAAATAGGCTGCATCTTCTTCCCGCAAATCCGTGAAGTCCTCTGCCGAGAGCCCAACTACCAAGAACGTGCCAGCAATGATGTCGTAGGGCTTACCGTTCTTGTACAACGCCCGGTTCAGTTCAAGCCCGCAGCACTTGCCCTCCTCATTGCAGATCAGGCCGACCGGGCGGCGTTCATCCGGGTAAATCACCTCAATATAGCCGCCTACGAGGCTCTGCAGGCTTGCAAGTTCGTTGGCAACGTTAATGCGTTCCGGGGCTTTGCCCGGCTCAATTTTCAGTGCTTTCATGGCTTAATTCTCCTTTCTTGCTTTCAGCGGTTCGCCATTCCATGCCACGCAATACGGGTGTGCATCCAGATCAGTGCCGTGCATCCAGCCGCCCTGCACAGCCATTGCGGCTTCCACCCGGTACGATTCCCGGGTGCGGCTCCGCTTGACGTTCTTGTACAGAGCCCCACCGTGGGACTTCTGGAACGCTTTTGCTTCATCCTCAGTCTTAAAAAACTTGTTGCAATACATAGTCAATCCTCCTGTGTTTCAAACGTGTTGGTTCCGGTCATGCTATTGTGAATCAGTCCTCCTTCTTGTTCACCTGATACCCGGCACCCCGGTAGCTGATGATGTACCGGTGGTCCGGCGTGCGAAACACCTCGATGCGCTTCTTGTCCACGTTCTTGATGCCGAGTTTCCGGCGAATGAACGGAACCGCGATCTTGATGGTTTTGGCGTTGGTCATGTCCTTGTTCCGGCGGTCAGGCCGCTGTGCATAGCGGCGCATCCGCACCTTGCTGACGGCCTCTGCATCCGCTGCGGTGCCATAGAACTTTTTGTAATCGCCGTAACCATTCACTTCGTAGTACCGCTGGATGCTGATTTGCTCCAGCCGGTCATTCCAGATGGTGTCTGCGTGGTTCTCATCGGCATCCGGGGAAATGTGCTCCTTCTCAAGAACGCGACCAGCGATCAGTTCCACACCCTGCTTGTCCCATCCCTCGGTGAAGGTCCGGAGCAGGACGCGCACGACCTCAGCGCCATCCGTCAGGTCAATGTGGGCGATCTCGCCCTGACTGCCGCGCATCGTTGCGGTGTTGAAGTGATAGCCACGCTCCAGATACTTGTTCACTTCGGCTGTGAATACCTTGTTGATGTCTGCGAATTTCATAATCGGCTCCTCCTTATCGATCAATTGTACAACCAGCGTATTTAAAGTTCTTTGCCGCCACTGTAACTTCAGACAGATGCTTTGCGAACTCCGCTACTCTCTCCGGGGTTGCTTCCGGGCAGCTAGCTGAAATGCAAATCTGCACCTTTTCCCCTGAAGCCAAGCCAACTTCGATGCACTCACCCAGCGCGTCAATCTGCTTTGTGAAATCATGCATTGCCCGGCTCAATTCACTGTACTTCACTGTTCTCATTGCTCTATCCTCCATTCGTTCTTGCAATCTAACAAATGTTTGATTGTGATTATATAATAATCCAACACTTGTTAGAGGACAAGACCGCAAAGTAAACATTTGTTAGATTTCAGCACCGTGCACAAGATTCTTAGAAGAAAGCTGGTAAAACGTATGACGGTTACAGTACAACGCATCGTCGATTTAACGGAACGCTATGGCACATCAGGCGCTTTTATAGCGCGCCTATGTGGAAAGAGCCGTTCTCTGATTGCAGGTTGGAAAGACGGCAAAGCCGCCCCTACCGACTCGGACCTAGCAGCCATTGCAGACCTTTATGGGGTATCTGTCGCCTATCTTCGCGGAGAGGTAGACGTACCGGAGTCAAGTGTTAAGAACGCCTTACAGCAGCAGCTTTTAGACAGCGTTCAGAGCCTGGCCGATGATGAAATGCTAAAGGTTATAGAATACGTTCGCTTCCTGAAATTTCTGGATGCAGAACAAAAGGCAGACCCCCAATAAGGGAGCCTGCCCATGCTGAAGGATGCGTTACTGCTCCTTCAGCTGCCCGATGTACTCAAGCACCTGCCGGATCTGTTCAGGGGGTAAATCCTTGATTTCGTCCCGCAGAACTTCATCCAGCACTTCTCCGTGCTTCGGGTGTTCATCCGATGCTGCCATGTGCCATCACTCCTTCCCGGCTTACAGATAGGCCATTGAAAGAGTATGACATCTGTACTTTGCATTTCCAGCTTTTGGAAACATATACCAATGCTCGTGATAAAATAACAGGAAAGGTTATGGTGTGATATGGGATTCAGGTATAGAAAAAGCATTCGGCTTGGTGGTGGGTTCCGCATCAATATTTCTGGTAGCGGTGTTGGATACTCATGGGGTGTTCCCGGGTATCGAATCACCAAAACAGCGAACGGAAAAATCCGGCAAACCGCCTCCATCCCGGGAACCGGACTGAGTTATTCGACCGAGGAATCCATTTATAAATCTGCACGAAAAAGCGCTCTAAAAGAAGAACCATATACAGATACGGAAGTTATTCAGTCTACCGACCGCGCAGACTATAAAGATTCCGACTTCAAGGCGCTTATGAAGCGAATCAACCGGGTTTGCTTTCTCAATAAAGCCTCACTTATCGTTGGGGCTATCGGCCTGCTCGCTTTCATCGTTCTTCATACACCGCAGCGGCTTTTCCTGACCATTTTATCATTCATCGTATTTCTCTATGCCCACTATATTGCTCCTGTAAATTTGGAATACGACTTCACCGATGAACAGTTTGATGCCTACGAAGAATGGTATAAAGCCTGGCGTAAATTATTTGCCTGTGATGCCGTTTTCTATGTACCCGAAACCCATACCAACAGCAGCACAAAAAAGAATGGCGGTGCTGAGAAAACCGTATCCGAAGAAAAGGCTCTCGGAATGCCCTCGCTCCCCTATTTTCTCAGAACAAATGTACCTGTCTTTTCGGCCGCTCTGAATAAAAAGGAGTCCATTTATATTTTCCCGGATAAGGTGTTCTATCTCCACAATAGCAAAATCAGCGCATACGACCTTTCGGAGGTCTCTTTCAATGTCGATTCTGTCAACTGTGTCACGGATCAGGAGCATCTACCGGCGGATAGCAAGGTGGTCAAAGAAACTTGGCTCCGGGTCAATGCCGATGGTTCCCCCGACCGACGCTATAAGAACAACAAGAAATGCCTTGTATGCGAATACGGCAGGCTGCGCATCCGCTCTGACAGCGGGCTAAATATTTATTTTCTGCTTAGCAACTCCAACAACGTAGACCTGTTCAAGGCGATTCTTCCGCAATAAAAAAAGACCCCGGCCATTATTAAAATGGTCGGGGATTTATAAGTTCTTCAGGAGGTATACTCGATGCCCTGCTATAAAGACGAAAAAACAGGAACTTGGTATTGCCAGTTTCGATATACTGATTTTACCGGAGTGCAGAAGCAGAAACGCAAGCGTGGCTTCAAGACCCGCCGCGAGGCGCAGGAGTGGGAGCGGGAATTTCATCTGCAGAAAGCCAAAAGCTGTGATATGACGCTTGCCAGCTTTGTGGAGTTATACTTCAATGACCGGGAGCATCATGTCCGTGACACCACAATGGACACTAAGCGAAATATTTTTGACACAAAAATTGTTCCACTTCTCGGAAACCGGAAAATGAACGAAATCACAGCCCTAGATATTCGAGACTGGCAACAACGGGTCAAAGAGATGGGCGAAGCCACTGGTCTGCCCTATGCCGAAACATATCTCTACACTATCCACGCACAGTTGACTGCCCTCTTCAACTACGCCCAGACATTCTACGGTCTTCGGTTCAACCCGTGCGATGCGGCCGGCTATATGGGTTCCTCCGTTGCCGGGGAAATGCTTATCATAACGAAAGACCAGTATGAAATTTTGCGGAAGGAATTCCGCAATGAAGCCTATCTCCTGGCATTTGACATTCTGTTTTGGACAGGATGCCGCGAAGGCGAAATGCTGGCATTGTTGCCGAAAGACCTGACCGATGATGACCAACTGCGAATCTATAAAACCTACCATCGGAAAAAGGGTCAAGACGTTCTCGGCCCCACCAAGAACAGCAAAAAGGGTGGCAACAGGAATGTGCCTATCCCCCATTGGCTGGCAGAAGAATTCCGTACCTACTGTTCTAAGCTATACGGCCTGACCCCAGATGATCGGGTATTTTACATGACCTGTACAGCCCTTAACAAAGAACTGACCCGCTGCACCCAGCTAACCTATCTGCCGGACATTCGCGTACATGATCTTAGACACAGCCATGTTTCTCTCTGTATCGAACTTGGGTATTCTATTGTTCTGGTGGCCAAGCGAATCGGGGACACCGTTCCCGTTGTCATGCGGACATACGCCCATCTGTACCCCAATAAGCAGCAGGAACTCGTGTCAAGACTAGAAACCCTCAGCACCCCCTCTTCCTTCAATGAAGAATCCGATTTGATGCCACTCGGTTAGGGCCAAAACAGATGATGTCAAGGTCTGTTTTTTGATGTCATGATGTCACAAAAGCCCCGGAAAGTTTCGATTTCTCGTTGCTTTCCGGGGCTTTCAAATTATTCTTCGATAATAAACCGTGCTACCAGTTCTCTGTACATCCAGCAAGTGTTTTTGAAGCGGATGATGTCAAAGTGATGTCATTTTTACAAAATTCATCATTTTTCAAACGTAGGTGCGATATATTTTCTCGTATTCCA